GCTTTAGAAAACGCAGCATCAGTTGCGGGTACAGTATTATTAACTGAAGCAGCAATTGTAGAAATTAAAAACGATAAAGATAATAACGATGCTATGGCAGGAATGGCAGGCATGATGTAATATGAAACAAGTAGAAAAAAATATATTAATAGCAAAAAGAGTGCCACCTGGAGACAGGTGGCGCCTTATAATAGATGAACCAGATGGTAACATAAATACTTCACTTACTGAAACATTAGAAGCATACTACCAGAAAGCTACAATGAAGCCTCAAACATTTAGACTTGAACCTTTAAAAGGAGAGTTGTATATGATTACTACTGAAGAAGTAGCTCCACCTCCTCCTCCACCAGCTAAAAAATTCAATATTTACGGAGATTATTAGGATTCCAAAACTCTAAATCGTATATTAAAAATAAAAGTTATGTCAAAAAAGTTACACACCATCCTAAATGAAAAGTACCGTCCTGACACTCTAGAAGGATACATTTGTAAAGATGAATACAAATCTAAATTTGAAGAATTCATCAAAAATCAAGATATTCCACACCTAGGTTTCTTTGGGAAACCTGGTGCTGGTAAAACAACAATTGCTAAAATATTAACTAAAAATATTGATTGTGATTATTTGTATATCAATGCAACTGATGAACGTTCAATAGAAGTAATGAGAGATAAAGTAGGAGCATTTGCTGCTGCTGGTTCATTTAAACCACTTAAAGTAGTGATTCTAGATGAAGCAACTCATATACTTCAAGCATCACAAGTTATCTTGTTAAACATGATGGAAACATATAGTTTAACTACTCGCTTTATACTAACAGGTAACTACCCAGAACGCTTAATTGAACCACTAAGAAGTAGATTGCAAGAATTTGATTTATCTCCTCCTACTAAAAAAGTAGTTGCACAACACATTTCCATTATTCTAGATAAAGAAGAAATTGAATATGAAATAGAGGATCTAGTTACTATTGTAAATAAATTCTATCCTGACTTTAGAAAAATCATTAATAACTGTCAAAAGTATACTGTAAATGGTTTTATAGAATTGGGTGTGTTGACTGGAGATGATGATTACCAAGACAAAATATTAGATGAATTAAAAAAACCATCAAGCAAATCATTCAATAACATTAGACAACTCATAGCAAATTCAGAAATAGATAATTTTGAAGATTTATATAAGTTTTTATACGATAAATTAAATGACTACGCTAATGGAAATGAAGGTATAATTATATGTTATTTAGAAGAGTACATGTACCACGCTACATTTAGACTAGATAAAGAAATAAATATAATGGCTTGCATTAGTAAAATCCTAGAAACAATAAAATAAACAATATGAACGAACAAATGAAAATGAATGTGGATATAAAACAATCCACCCCAATCAAATCTGAAGAAGGAAATCAAATCTTCCAAGAAGCAACAGTACTAAGAAAAATTAGTAAGTTTTTAACAGGCACAAGTGAAGATGCAGTTATTCCAATTCCAGTATTTGTTGATACTAAAACAGGAAAAATATTAATTGAATTACTTCCTAAAGAATTAAGAGAAGAATATGAAGAGTACAACAAAACCATCTAAACCAAAATCGTTTTCAATATTTGATTTTGTAAAAGCAATTATTGATACTAAACCATCTTGGGATACATTTACTCCTGAACAACAAAAAGAATTCAATGGATACATGATGAATAGAACATTAAGTATGAATCCTAAGTATGTTGAAGTTGTTAATTACGTTCAAGGATTAAATATTAAAGATAATAAAAAGTTGTATGAAGTATATTGTTGGATGATTCCTAAATCAAAAAATACTTACTCGCCTTACATTAGACCAAACAACAAAAAATCTACTAATCCTGAATTACTAAAACATGTATCTGAACATTTTGAATGTTCTTTAGGTGAAGCAGATGAATATATTTCCTTATTGAGGAAAGAAGGTGTAGAAGATATTTTAATTAAAAAAGGAATTGAAGAAAAAGAAATTAAAAAACTATTAAAATGATACCAAAATTAAAAGTTGAAAATAATGAATTATTAATTGATGGAGATTTCAAGTTTGAATTATCACCAACTATATATTCTGAAAAAGATTTGATTCCATATAAAAAAATTACATTTGATTGGTGTGTTGAAATTTCACAAGCCGAAATGTTAGTTTATGGTGAAGATAAAATATATAAAATGTTTGCTGAAAAATTAAAACAAGATTTTTTAAAATTAATTAAAAATGGCTAAAGAAGAAATGTCTGTTATTGAACAGCTAGAAAAAGAATATCCAACTATAGCAGCTGGATACAAACAAATAATGAAAGAACAATATACTTTATTTGCTAAAAAACACTTAGACTATGGAATGTCAAACATTGCTGCTGGTACTCAATTAGCAAACAATGAAGAAAAAGACTTTGCATTAACTGGACTTTGGTATCGCTTATCAGATAAAGTAAATAGATGGAAAAATCTTATCATTACTAAACAAATAGGCAAAAACGAACCACTAGTTGATACATACCAAGACATTACTAACTATGGTATTATTGCTCAATTAGTAGAGAGAGGATTATGGAAAAAATAGTATGGCTAAAAATAAACTACTATCTACAATAAAACAAATCCAAAACTACAAACCGCAGGAAATAAACTACGCGTTTCAAAAAACTATTTCCTATTCTCAAATGTCAATGTATTTGCAGTGCCCCAAACGTTGGTCTCTTCAGTATAGAGATGGACATAAAATCTCACAACAAAGCATACATTTTTGTTTTGGGACAAGCATACACGAAACATTACAAAACTATTTATCTGTAATGTACAATGAAAGTGGAGCACAAGCAGACAGAATAAACATAGAAGAATACTTTGAAGACAGATTTAGAGAAACTTACTCTAAAGGATACAAAGACAACAAAAATATCCATTTCAGTAACTCAGAGGAAATGAGAGAATTTTTTGATGATGGAGTAGCTATATTAGATTTCATTAAAAAAAGACGAGGCGAATACTTTAGTATTAAAGGATGGCATTTAGTAGGAATCGAGATCCCCATCGTTATAGCGCCAAATAAAACGCATAACAACGTTTTATTCAACGGCTTCATTGACTTAGTAATGTACCATGAAGGAACAAATAAATTCGTTATCTACGATATAAAAACGAGTACTCGTGGGTGGGGAGATAAAGAAAAGAAAGACGAAATTAAACAATTCCAAATACTACTTTATAAATCATTTTTTAGTGAACAATTTGGAGTTCCTGAAGAGAACATTGATGTTGAATTCTTTATTGTAAAGCGTAAAATATGGGAAGAAAGTGAATTTCCTCAAAAACGTGTACAGTTATTTGTTCCTGCAAATGGTAAAACAAAAGTAAAAAAAGCAAAATCAGCATTAGATACGTTTATTGATGAAGCATTTAATTTAGATGGTTCATACAAATCCACAGACCATCAACCACAACCTAGTAAATCTAATTGCATGTACTGTCCATACAAAGATAAAAAAGAATTATGCAATAAATCAATTCTTTTATAATACGCATATATGTATATATAAACAATATGTTATGGAAGAAAACAAAGAACAATTAACCTCAGTAAAAGTCGACAAAACATTATTTGATACTTTTAAAATAGAGTGTGTAAAAAGAAAATTTTCGTTAAATAAACTTGTAAATCGAGCAATGGATTTATATCTTAACGATGAAAATTTTAGAAAACAAGTAACCAATTTAAAAACCAAAGACTAAAACCCGTTATGAAAGACAGTTTTGATTATTTACCTCAGAGCAAGAGGAAAAAAATACTTCTTATATGCGACGATATTCGAGCATTTAGTGGAGTAGCAACAGTAGCTAAAGAAATAGTATTAGGAACAGCACATCATTTCAATTGGGTTAATATAGCAGGAGCTATACAACACCCAGATAAAGGAAAAAGATTTGATGTATCTGCTGAAACAAATAAATTAGCAGGAATAGATGATTCATTAGTAACTATTTATCCAACTGATGGGTATGGTGATACAACTTTTATTCGTCAATTAATTGCTTTAGAAAAACCAGATGCTATATTTTTAATTACAGATCCTAGATACTTTACTTGGTTATTTAATATTGAAAATGAAATTAGGAAAAAAATGCCTATTGTTTACTTAAACATTTGGGACAGTCCATTTCCTTATCCATTATGGAATAAAGTATTTTATGAATCATGTGATGCTTTATTATCAATCTCTAAACAAACTAAAAATATAAATGAAGTTGTTTTAGGTGATAAAGCGAAAAACAAAATCATTAGATATATTCCTCATGGTTTAAATGAAGAAGTATATTTTCCTATTACTCCTGAATATGCTAAGTATAAAGAATATAAAGAATTTAAAAAACAAGTATTAGGTGATAAAGAATATAGTTTTGTTTTATTCTTTAATTCAAGAAATATTCGCCGTAAACAAATACCAGACACACTATTAGCATTTAGAATGTTTTTAGATGGTTTACCTAAAGAAGAAGCAGATAAATGTGCTATATTACTTCACACTGAATTAGTAAGTGAACATGGAACTGATTTAAATGCTGTAAAAGAATATTTGTTTGAAAATTATCCAAACAATGTTATATTCCATCAACAAGGAGTAGGAGCAGAACAAATGAATTGGTTATACAATATGTCTGATGCCCAAATATTAATTACAGATAATGAAGGTTGGGGATTAAGTTTAACTGAAGCAATGTTAGTTGGTAAACCAATTATAGCTAATTGTCAAGGTGGAATGCAAGATCAAATGCGTTTTGAAAATAAAGAAGGTAAATGGATTGATTTTAGTTTAGATTTTCCTTCAAACCATAGAGGTACATTTAAAAAACATGGTGATTGGGCATTCCCGGTTTATCCAGCAAGTATATCGATTCAAGGATCTCCTCAAACACCTTATATATCAGCAGATAGAGTTGCTCCTGAAGATGTAGTTGCACAAATAGAAAAAGTGTATCATTTATCTCCAGACATGAGAAAACAACTTGGTTTAGAAGGTAGAGAATGGGCTATAAGTGATGAAGCAGGATTTACAAGTAAACATCAAGCTAGAAGAGTAATAAATGCTTTAGATGATTTATTTTCAACTTGGAAACCAAGAGAAAAATATGAACTTATAAATGCTACAACTCATAAATTAGATGTATCTCGTAACCATAAATTAACTTACTAAAATAAAATCTATGAATAAACCACTTTTTGTAATTAGCTGCCCAATAGATACCTACTCAGGATATGGAGCTCGCTCTCGTGACTTAGTTAAATCCATCATTGAATTAAAAAAAGATGAATGGAATATACAAATAATGCCTCAACGTTGGGGTGAATGTAGTTGGGGATTTATTAATGATAATCCTGAATGGGGATTTTTAATGCAATATTTTCTACCTCAACCACAACTAACAGTACAACCAGATATTTGGGCTCAAATAACTGTACCTAATGAATTTCAACCAATAGGAAAATACAACATTGGTATTACAGCAGGTATTGAAACAACTATTTGTCCTCCTGAATGGATTGAAGGAGTAAATAGAATGAATACTACTTGGATATCATCAAAACACTCTAAAAAAGTATTTGAAGATACTAAGTTCGAAAAGAAAGATCAACAAGGTAGAGCAATAGGATTAGTTCAATTAGAAAAACCAATGGAGGTTATTTTTGAAGGAGCTGATTTAGATAAATATAAAATACTTGATCCTAAAGAATTAACTAGTATTGATTTAAGTCCAATTAAAGAATCATTTGCTTATTTATTTGTAGGTCATT